GTCAAACCCACTATCTTTATCTGGAACACTTGTTCCCTCTTTGTATATCTGTCTTTCTAAACTCTTAATTAAGTTTTTACAAGATTTTGTTATAAATAGGCTTGACATTCCATTTGCGTTTTTAAGTTTAGAATTAACAGCATTTATTCTATCTCTAATTAAAGGGTGTTGTGATCTAGCTTTTACTTCAAAGCCAGCATTTTTTAATATTGCTAAATCTGTAAAACCACCAGCAGATGTTTTGCGTTGTCTTGACGCTGGGTCTGGGTAAACAATTATATGCTTATCTTTGTATCTAGTTTTTATTTCTTGCACCATTTCGTCTGTATTAGAACTCCATATTTGTATTTCATCATAAATTATTAGATCGTTATTTACTTTTTCACTGACAACAGCAACCATAGGGTCAATATTAAAATCCATGCCAATATGAATGACCTTAGAATTTTTTTCATAATTATCTATGATATGGGTATTTCTATCAAAGTTATAGTAAATAATACCAGCATAATTAACAAAAGTTGCTAAATATTCCTGTTGGAAAGTACGTTCATCTAGGTCATTTTTAGCTTGTTCTATTTCTTCTTGACTTACTTGTTCGCCTTCTAATGTTGTATATTTAAAACTCTGCCATTCTGGGTCATCTCTTGTATATAAATCATATGCGAAATTAAAACCTTTAGGAGAACCACAGAATAAAGCGTGTCCACCTGTATCTGATAATGTCGGTCTTAAAACTTCATACCATGCTTGAGGTTTAATATCAGCAAATTCATCTAATACGATAAAATCTAAACCTACTCCACGAAGTGATTGCTCATTATCAGCCCCTTTTAATTGAATGACGGTACTATTTTTTAAGACAATAGATAAATCAGCTTCATTAATTTTTTTAGCCCACTTATGCTTAATAATTCTATCTTTAAGCATATTCCAACAAATATTCTTTGATTGTCTATAGCTGGGAGAGATGTACCAGACTTTTTTGTTAGGAAATCTGCCAAACTTTGCAAGCTCGTTTATAGCGAGGAAGGTCTTGCCAAATCGCCTTCCGCTTATGAGAACACGAAAACGTTTTTCACAAGTTAAAACTTCTTTTTGCGGTTTAGTTAGTGGCACTAATCAACAGACCATGCAAGTGGCTCATTATCATCTGATAAAGGTGTTTCTGATTGCCCTAATATTTGCTTTCCTAACCATATTTGCATTGTAACATTACCATTTAAAGCAGACCGCCATTGTAACTGTCTTAACCTTAATTTTTGTGTTGCTCTTCCTTTTGTCAGAATTTCGGAATATCCTTTTCTAATAGTGCTTTCATCACAGCCAAAAAACTGTGCTATTTCTGTGTTTGTACACCCAAATCTTGCTAAATCTTCTACTTGTTTTTCTGTAATATCGTATTTTTTATTTGCCATAAGGTAATCCTCTTATACCGAGAGTGTCGGTTTTTTATTTTTCTATTATATAACCTACAAAGTCAGAAAATTTAAAGAATAATTTTGGATTAAATTTTTCTATTAGTTCAAACTTTATTGGTCTTTGTATGCCTTCTAAACTTAACTCCTTATCTATTATTTGTTTATAATCTTTAACTGTCTTAACTTTTTCTGCCAGTGTTAGTCTATAATTAATTGTTCCTATATACCCACCAATGCTTTCTATTTTATCAAAAATAATTATCGCACCGCCAGTATTTAATTTTTTATAAAGATTATCTAGTAAATTTTCTCTATGTTTTGGCTCTAAAAACATAACTGTTAAAAAACAAATACAAAGATCAAATGGTTGATATTTATAATCTTTTATATTTTGTATAATTAATTCGCCATAATCACATTGATATATATCCGCCATTTCTTTGCTTTTTTCTATAGCAATAAATTCAGCATTTCTTTCAGATAAAATATTTTTAATAGAGTTACCAATATTACCTGTGCTAGCGCCAAGATCGTAAACTAAACCATTTTCTGGAATATAATGTCTAGCAATATGTATAATGCTTTGTGTTGCCAAATCATACCATGGAAGTTGCTCTCTTACATGATTATCAAAATTATTTGCTACCTCTTTATTTTCAAAGGTCCAGTTTTTAGGTATTTTCATTAAATATTTCCTTTTTTAAGTTTAAAACAATATTCTTCATCATATTAGGTGGTACACTTCTTCCTAATCTTTCTGCTTTTTCTTTATAAGAACCAATTAATTTAAAACTTTGAGGGAATGAACATATATCTTTTAGTTCTGCTATTGACATATGCCTATCTTCATAAGGATGCATTACACAAGCACCTTGCCCATAAGTGGCTGTAATTGTAAAACTTGGTTTATATAAATGATTTCTTTTTAAGTTAAAAAAAGTTTTTTGTGGTTGTTCGCCCATTTTTAAATTTCTTAAATAAGGCAAATAACTTGGAGAAAGTTTTAATGCCTCTGGTTCTATTGGATAATTTTTATCATATACCGGTTTAACAATCATTTGTTTTTTCTTTTTAGGAAAACTAGGTTGTTTGTTTAAGTCTTTTCTTACACCAATAATAAATACCCTTTTTCTACTTTGAGGAACTTCTAAATAACTTGCATCAAGTAAAGACGCTTTAATATTATAGTTAAGTTTTTTAAATTCATTTAAAAATAAATTAAAATACCCTTTAGCTTTACCTTGTATTAAACCAGCTACATTTTCTGCTATAAAAATTTTAGGCTCAATTTCTTTAACCATGCGTATATATTCATAAAACAAATCATCTGTACGTTGTTTTGAATCAGAATATTTTTTTACTTTACCCCAGCCTTTGTTTCTTTTACCAGCCATTGAAAATGAAGCACAAGGCGGTGAACCATCTAAAAAATCTAATTCGCCTTTTTTTAGTTTTATAATATCTAATATTTCTTGGGAGTTAATAGTTCTTATATCTCGTGTATCAACATAAGTATTTGGAAAATTTAATTTATATGTTTCATACGCCTTAGGTATAAATTCATTAGCATATAAAATTTTTACACCAGCTAAATTATAACCAAGACTAGAGCCACCACAACCAGAAAAAAAAGAAATACCTTTTTTAATCGTATTCATAGCCACATTTTGGGCACATTTTTGAAGTTTCTAATTTATCGTCAATTTCTTCAAAATCATCTAAATTTTCTTTTGTATTAGTAATAAATTTTTCTAACTCATCATTATTAAAACCTAAATTATCAAGATCATAATGGTTATCTAAAATATCAGTAAATTCTACATTTAATAAACTGTAATCCCATTCACTATCCTCATTTAATCTATTATCAGCTATTCTATATGCTTTTGCTTTGAGAGGGTCTAGATCTGCTATAACAACAGGGACGGTTTTTAAATCTAAACGTTTTGCCGCCTCATAGCGTGTGTGTCCTACAATGATAGACATATCCTTATCTACGACTATTGGCTGTTGAAAACCAAATTCTTTTATTGAACTAGCGACTTTATCTGCGTTTAAATTTTTTCTTGGATTATTAATATATGGAATTATTTTATTAATTTCTATTTTTTGAATTTTCAATGTACTGTTGTCCTTTCTGTTAAAACTTCTCCATTAATAGCTTGGTAATTATCATAAATATACTTGTCAGCTTCTTCTTGTGTTTTAAATCCGCTTATTTGTATAACAGCACAATAACCAGTATCATCTTGGATAGTCATAAAAAACTTTCTAATTTCATCAGTCATACCTCATTGTAAACTAATATTAAGTTTTTCAATATGATTTTTTTCTAATAATCCATCTTTATATGCTTGACGAATATCTGCATCATTATCGTTTAAAGTTTTAATACCTTTTTTCCATAAAGTTAAATTTCTAAAAGGATTACGATTATCTAATTTAAATTCTTGTTTTTGTTCATTAGTTAATTCCTCTGTCCAACCTTCAGAATTTAACCATGTACTAAAATGAGGAATATATTGCTTATCAGAAACAGTATCACATTTAAGATTAAATTGTTTTATAATAAAATCTTTTTCTGGTACTTCTTTATTTTTAAATATTTTTTTAAATGCTTTTAATCCATTAGCTTTAGTTCCTCGTTTAACTTTTATAGATTGCCAAATAGAATCAAACAAATCATCAATATATTTATTTTTATTATAACTATGACTATAATTAGCATTGCGTTCGGATATGCGTTCGCTTTTATTCCATCTTCTTTCAGCAGATTCTTTTGCTTTTTCTGATTTTTCTACAACCCAATCAAATTCTTCTTTTTGTGCTTTACAGTAATAACCATTATCATCTTCAATAAAAAATTGTTTTAATAAATATTGAATTATTTTTGGGTGACAGTTTTGCCCTATTCTTTGTAGTCGTTCTTCATCTTTAGGTAAGTACGCTTCTTTTTTCCACGCATAACATAATAATCTAAAATAAACGCCTAACTCCTCGTTTGTTAGATCTTGCGTATCGCTTATAAAATTATCTGGACTTATTCCCATTTTCCAAATTTTTGTCATATTTTTTCTCCATATCTTTGTAGGCTTGTTGCCAACATTTTAATTCATAATCCTCAAACATTAAATCGTTTTCTTGAATTATACCCATATAATATTTAGTTAGTTTATCTAATTCTTGCGTATTCATAATCTATAAAAATATTATCTATTTGTTTTTTGCACTCCTCATAAGTGCCTTTTATTAAATAAAATGGAGTTCCAAATATTTCTGAATTAACTTTCCAAAGTTTTTGTGCTGTGCTTAATCTACCCTTAGGCATTTTAATTTCACAGTAAACAAATTTACTTTGAGGAAATTCTAATATTAAATCTGGCACTCCGCTTTTCATTCCCATTTTTTTAAGTTTCTTTAGATACCACACTTTCCTTTTTCCTTCGTTAGGAGTGTGCCAATATCTAAATTGATAATAGTTTTGTTTATGGTCTAAGTAAACCACTATTTGCTGTTGTAATATACTTTCATTCATTCTCATAAAAAAACCCCAGAAATTTGGGAAAAACTGGGGTTACGGAGAAAGTTAATATTTTTAATTTAAAAAACATAGCATTTCTAAGGGTTTTTAACAACATATTTTTCTGTACAGTATTATCAAAATAACTATATTAAAAGAATAATTTAACTGAAAGGAAATTATGTATACTAATATAACAGAATCAGATTTTATAGGTTGGTTTCAATGTCACAGACCTAATAATTTTTCTTATGAAGGTTTAAAAGCATTAAACTTTTATTTAGAAAGTTTAGAAGAAGATACTGGCGAAGAAATTAACTTTGATCCAATAGCTTTATGTTGTGAATATACAGAATATTCAGACATAGAAGAATTTAACGAAAATTATAATTATGATTGTAAAACTTTAGTTGATATTGAAGAACATACTACTGTTATTCAAATGGAAAATTCTAGTAGTTTTATAATTCAAAATTTTTAAGGGGGTAATATGCACATGCCATATTGGATGTTTATTTTAATATTATTTACTAATGCGATACTATTTTTAGTACCGCATTGGTTATAGGAGAAAAAAAATGAAAATAAATGTTGATAAAGAAATTTTAATTACACATCTTAGTAATGTAAATCTTGATTATTTTTATAAAGTTGATGAAGGAGAAGCACATCACGATATTGTTGGATATGACCATACAATTTATTATCGTAGTTTACGATATGTTCCTAATAAAGTTTTAAAAAAATGGATTAGAGAAATTAAAGATAAAATAAAGGAGAAAAAATGAGCATTAAATTTACAGATTATGTTTTAGAATTAACAGAAGGTTTAATTGGAAGTCCTAATGATGTTATTTATGGCAAAAGAGAACCAATTAAAAAACAAATTAAAAAAGTTTATAAAAAGCAATCTAAACTTTCTAAGTCAGTTGTAGTTTATAAACCGAAACTAAATTTTAAAAATGACAAAGTTTAAAATTTATACGCAAGACCCAGTAATTGGTTATGATGTTAGAACTAGACAACCAGTTAGAGCTTTTAGAAAATATGAAAAACCTTTCAATTGGTATAAAGTTTTTTTCTGGGGAGTTATGATCTTAATGTTTATGACTTTAGCTAGTTGTTCACATTACGAGCCACTTGTAGATAGCAGAGGTAAATCTTCTGCTAATTTACAAGGCGATATGAATAGATATCATGATGACTTATCTACTTGTAGATCTATAGCAGATAATAATACAAACGAATTTATAAATGGCAGTAAGGTTGTTTATAATAAATTGCGATGGAGAGTTTTATGGTTATCTCCAGAGCTATATACTAAAAACGATATTATTAATAAATGTATGAAAGGCAGAGGGTATTCTGTTTTAAATGCTACAAAATAATATATAATAACCAAAAGGAGAAATTTCTATGACATACTATATAGAAAAACAACGATTTGATTATTCATTAGATCATATCAGAGACGACATAGCTTCCGCTAAAGTTGGCGATGGAGTTGTGGAAATTAAAGGAAAAAAATATTCTACTGTTGGTTTGCGAATAGCTAAACTAAGAGAATATTTTGGGACAAACATTTCTACTGAATTTATTGTTCATGAAAATACAGACGATAAGGTTATGGTAGAATGTAGAATTAATTTAACTTTAGAAACTGGTCCACAATTTCTAGCAAATGGTTTTGCTGAGAAAAAAAGATCATTAAACTTTATTACTAAAACTGCCGCGCTAGAGTTCTGTCAGACAACTGCACTTGGTCGTGCTTGTGCTGGGCTAGGAATTATCGGAGATCATAATATTGCATCTGCCGAAGAAATTTATGGTGCTAAAGATGATAGTGATAAGAAAGCAGAGGTAGACGTTATATGAAACAATATATAAAAATGTTTAAAAACGATAATAAACAGGAAAACGATAGCAAACCTGTTTATCAAAATTCTAATGTAAAAATTCAAAACAAATTTTTATTAGATCCAGATAAAATTTATTCTGCCGCTATTTGGAAAAATGATGATGGCACTTTAAATTTAAAATTAGAATTAAAAGATGAGCAATATAATCAATCACCAGATATTTAATGGCAAAAGATTATATTAGATTATTTAAAAAATATTGGGGATATGGAGATCAACATATCCCTAATTGTTGGTCTTGTTATGGTATAGCAAACGATATTCACCACATAGAAGGTCGTAAGATGGGGGGAAATAATAAAAAAAATTCAATAGATAACCTCATTCCTCTATGTAGAACTTGTCATACTCGTACGGATTATGATAAGGAGTTTAATAATAATTTAAAAACTATTTTGAAAGGTAGGATTTATGATCACGAAAACAATAAAAACACTATTTGGTAATTTAGCACCAGTACATCAACTTTATGTAGATAAAGCTAAAAATAAAAAAACAGATTTACGTTTAATTTATGAAAATGAAAATATGATTGTATCTTTTAAACAATTAGACAATCCTATTAGAACAACAATGGTCACTGATAAGTTTACAGGCGAACCAAAAAAACTTTATTATTATAATTGGAAACCATTAGATTCAAGACAGGGAGAATTACTTGTATGAAAAAATTTAATATAGAAGTGTCTTATAATGAAGATTCAATGGAAGTTAAAAAAATAAATTTTCCAAATAAGTTTATTAAATTAAATTCTTTAGATAAAGCGGATTTACTTTTAAATGTTATTACTAAAGCTTGGAAAATTAAAGATAAAAATATGAGTAAATATTTTAATGAAATTAAAAGGAGAAAAAATGATAGATAAAAAAATATTTGAGAAGTTTAATTTACTTCCTTTTAGTCCTAGTCGTTTAAATAGTTTTAAAAACTTTCCATGCGGTTTTGTATTACGTTATATTTACGAATACGATTTTCCAGCTAATGAAAAAATGGTTAGAGGGTCTGCTATAGAACATGGCATTCATTACTATTTATCTAATCAAAACGAAAAAGCAGAACTGGTAAATAATATAAATCAATCTTTATATGAAGAATCAAAAAGAACTATGTTTAACTATTATGATGATGGTACAAAGTTTGTATTAGATCAAGATAAAGCAGAGAAAGAAAGATCAATGCTAGAACCTAGTTTTAATATTGCTTTAAATTGTTTACTTGATGATAATATAACTTTTAAAGGTTCTGATTTTGTTACCTCGCAAATGGAAGTTACAACAGAGATCTTAGGCGTGCCATTTAGAGGTTATGTTGACTTCGTCTTTGAGTCAGAGCAACTTGTAACTGTCATTGATTTAAAATCTAAAAGCAGATTACAAAAAAATAGAAGTGATATATTACAACAAGCGATCTATAAAAAAGCCTTGAGAGAAAAATACAAAGATAAAGCTGTTGATGTTTCTATGTTAATTGTAACACCAAAGAAATATGAATATGTTGATATTTTAAACACAGAAAAGGAAATGAAAGAAATTGAAATGTCTTTAATAAGTTGTGCAAATATGATGAAGATTTGTAAAACAAAAGACAATGTAGCAAGTTTAATAACTCCAAATCTAGATGATTGGTACTGGTCAGATAAAGATAAGGTATTGGCTAGAGAGGAGATTTGGGGTATTTAACAGTTGGGACTATAGTAATTATACAGGTGTCGTAGCATCTGAAAGTTTATGCAAAGAACTATAGATCCCTTCCTCCTTTCAGCTTTGCATAGACATCTACGATTGGGTTAATGACATAAAAAAAGGGGGTATAAAAACCCCCTTTTGATTTTAAATAAAAATTAAATTATTTTATCCAACCAATTTTTTTCATAATCTTTTTTTGAAATTTATTTTTATCAAAATTTGGATTAGATTCTTTAATAATATTTCCAACTTCTTCTTCAAGTATTACTAAAAGTTGTAAAAAGTATTCAGCATCCATTCCACCTTTATAATTATGCTTATCTAAAAATGGATTAATTTGATCTTTTACTTTTATAACTGATTTGTATTGTTCGCTAAAAGTATCAACAAGTTTTTCTATATTAATATTCATATTTTATTCTCCTATTTAATAATTAACTTTAATTAATTGGTCTTGGCTAAACCAAATTGTTGCTTGTTTAAAAGCTACTTGTATAGTTGTTGAATTATTATCTAATTTTTGTAATTCGTGATCTATATCTTTAATAACTCCTAAAAAATATTCTTCGGTATCGTCTGCGAAATATAAAACTTTTTCTTTTATTTTAAATTTCATTTTTTTCTCCTTTTTATTAATCATATATATCTATTATCATTTTAATAACATTAAATAAAGAATTATTTTTATATTTATTAAAAAAAGTTGAAATACGAATAAACCCTGTTTTTTTAGCCATAAAGAGCTTTTTAGTGTTTTAGAGTATATTACCCTAAAAATAGTTAATTTAAAGTGCTAGTGGTTAATTTTAGAGATGTTTTTTACTACTCCGAGGGGTATTACGTTCCTATCTCCATAAAATCCGTCTTTAGAGTAGCTAGCGAAGGTGTAGAGGTATTTTTTATCTTTTTTTAATATAAAGGCGTAAGTTGTGATTGTTGCGGTGCGTAATCGTAATGCTTCATCTAAACTTTGTATGCTAGAATCTCCGACTATATCTTCCCAGATAATTTCATGGAGAAAATAATCAGTATCACTAATTCTGATTTTTATATCTTTTTTTGATTTTCTTTCTGGCATTGGCTTTGAGTGGCTTACGTTTTTTTGTGCCAATCAATTCTCTGATTGCTGTTGATGTTGTGAAACCACTCATAAACCTATTT